ATAATAACCTTTAGAAGTAAAGAGGATAAAACCCCAAACCATTTTCCTACAATATCATAATTAATTACAATAATGTCACCTTGTATTATATCCCCTGCCTTGGGCGAACCTGAAAGCACCTGCACCACGGGGTTTTCCATCCATGCTTCCGCCTCCTTTTTCCAGTTCAATTTTAGGGAGGCAGGCACCACTATTATAGCAGGCCGGGCCTCAGGGTGAAGCTGAAGCCATGCCAGTGCCTGTACTGTTTTACCCAATCCCATTTCATCAGCCACCAAGGCCCGCCCCTGATTCTTTTCAATAAACTTCACCCCCTCCATTTGGAAAGGATATAAAGGATGCTGGAGGCCTAGAATATTACTTGGCACTACCTTAGTGGGGATAATGGTTTTGCCGTTTAAAAGGGCAGTGGTTTTTTCGCAAAGGGTGAAACCCCATTCGATTAATTTAAGGGCTGCGGCTTCTGAATATGGCACCGTCCAATATCTCTTTTCAGGATTGTACTTCCTGCCCTGTAAGGATTTAACTAAAATGACATTTACTTGGCTGAAAGGAAACTCTATTTTAAGGCCCTGGGTTTGGGAGGCCTTAAAAGTTACAAGAGTAACCTTTTTAAAAGGTTTGTGTGATTTTGCTTTCATAAGGTAAGGGGGTTTTATTTAATTTTTATAGTTGCTTTAATTTTTAACTGTTTTAAAATTTCTCTGAGTTTTGTAAGGGGGTATTTTTCAGCTATTTCCAAACTCACATTATTATGATTCATAGCTATGTGTACAGCCCTTTCCTTGTTTATTACTAATTTCTTTTTATGCTTTTTTAAATTGCCTATAAATTTCATTAGGGTGGGGGTTTTAGATTGTTTTTCTTAATTCTTTTTTATTTTCTTTAGTGTCTAAATATAAATCACTTAGGTTATCACAATACATATTAATACCACCATTTCTTAAACACCACCTACCATTTTCTTTATACAACACACTTTTTGTTATTACTCTTTTGCATTGCATATTTATGCCAATTGAAATCACACCTGTTCTTGCTTGTGCTAAGTTTAAATTTTCCTTAATTAGTATTTCTAAGTTTTTCATAGGGTGGGGGTTTAAACTATTTTTGTGATTATGTTAATATGTTGTCCTGTTCTGCCGCCTCTTAGTGCATCATTTTCTATGCTGTATGATATTTTTAGCATGTCAAGAATTAAGGCCAATTCATTTGTCTTATCATACAAGGAACTGTATTTAAAGCTACTACCACTTACCCACACCGTTCTGATTTTTTTAGCTCCATTTTCGATTTGACTTAAAAACTCATATATTTTTGAGTTTCTTTTGATTACTTTTTTATCAGCTAATTTTTCAGTTTTGTTTGAGAGGACTGATTTTTTTGTAGTTTTCATAATAAATAGGTTTTAATTTTAGTTATTTTGTTTGTTTAGTAAATATACTACCGTTTATTAAAAAACCTACTGAAATTTTAAACTTTATAGCTATATTAAATACCTTTATACCTAAGAAAAACCCCTATTCATAGTAAAATCTTTGACAGCCCTTTATTGATAGGGCTTTCAAGGGGGTTACAGGGCTTTAGACTACTTGTGGAACGGCTTACAAAGTATTTTATAGATATTCCCTATTGCTAAATTTAAAAAAAACGGGGTGTAATTGTATAATAATACTGAAAAACAATAAACATGAAAAACCACCTATATATTAAGCCAAGCCCAAGCCCTATAAAGGTTTTAGGGTATAAGTGGAATTGCACCACCTTTTTCTTGCCCCTATGCCATTATCTTTCATTAGTTAGTATAATATATTACAAAGGGGGTGTAACGGACTTAAATGGGCTTAAAATGGATAAAACAAATAATGCAATATGAAAAATTTATTTAATGAATGGGATTTAAAGCCCTATACTTTTGAAGATAAAATAAAATGGGTTTTTGAAAATCTTATTAAAGAGTTGACACCTATTGTTATTCGAAAGGATAGAATAGAAATAGAAATAAGACCTGATCATTATTTTATTGTAAGTGTCCAAATAGCCTCTTGTAAGAATATAGAAAAATTCATTTGCCCCTTTCCTGAAATAAAAGTAAACTTTGAAAATGAGTTAATTATTATTACAGGTGATAATTTCCTATATAAATTTAAAAACGAAAATATTTTATGGATATATAAAGAAATGAAAAGAGCTTTAAAGTAAAAAACTTTTTAAAAAAATAAGACCATTTTGTATAATAAACCAAATAATATAAACGAAAAAGAAATTACCATGAACAAAATTGAATTAGTTGTAATCGCAAAAGAATTAAACAAGGTCGTAAACTGTGACCCACCCATTAATATTAAGGGTTCGGCAGAAGTTATCACGGAAGGCATTATTGAAGCCGAAGAAATAATCGAGTATGAAACGGACAAGTTTAGTGATGATACTATAAAGGGTATGATTGAACTTGGTTGTTGGAAAGGTGCAGAACCTAAAGAGGAAAAGGAAGAAGCCGAAGTTCCTGAGGAAAAAGAAGCCGAAGCCGAAGCCCCTGTTAAAACTAAAAAAGGTAAGAAAGCCAAAGCAGAAGTTCCTGAAGAAGAAGCCGAAGCCCCTGTCGAGAAAGAGAAAAAGGAAGAAACCAAAAAAGTGGTTGTAAAGAAAATGAGCCGTGTGGATGCCATTTGTAACACAATTAAAGGGCTTAAAGAAGAAGTAACTAAAGCAGAATTGAATATCCTTTCAAATACCATGTATGCTGAAAATGGTGGCAAATCAAACGAAGGGGAAAATATGTATGTGGTTGTTAAAGTACTTCCTACCCTTGCTAACTTTGAAATTGAAGTTCTTGTAAAATAAAAGTACATTTAAAAAAGGGTTGTAGTATACAGTGCAGCCCTTTTTCTGTTTTTAAATAAAGAAATATATGGAACTTACACCAATTGAAAAATATGGTAACATTTGGATTAAACGGGATGATTTATTTACCTTTAATGGATTAAAAGGCGCAAAGGTAAGAAATGCCCTTTTTTTAATAAAGGATGCTATTAATAAAGGGTTTAAACATATTACTTCAGTGGGGCATAGGGATTCCCCCCAATTGTATATTGTAGGAAAACTCTGTGAGCATTTTGGGCTTCATTTTGTTGGGCACACAACAATGGGAGTACTGCCTGACCACTTAAATGGTTTTGAAATAATACAACATAAACCTGGATATAATAATGTAATACAAGCAAGGTGTGTTAAATTTGCCAAAGAAAATAACTATTATTTAATTCCATTTGGAATGGAAAACTATGTTTGTTCCAAACAACTCATTTATCAGGTAAGCAATCTAAAAAATGTACCTGCAAAAAGAATTGTAATTACAGTTGGGGGTGGTATTAATTTATGTGGGCTTGTATGGGGTTTACAGAAATATGAAATTAATATACCCATAATTGGTATTGTAATAGGAAAAAATCCTGAGAAATTAATGAATACATTTGCTCCAAAGAATTGGAAAGCAAAGGTGCAATTAGTTGATGCAAATCAGGCATATAATAAACATATAGAACAAACCCTATACGGTATAAAGTTAGACCCTGTGTATGAGGCAAAATGTTTTGATTTTATAGAAGATGGAGATTTGTTTTGGATTATTGGTGTAAGAACATTTTAATTATTATAATATGGCAAAGGACTTATTAGGCTTTGAAATTAAAAAGAATTTAAGGGGCAGGTTTACTGAACCCCCTTTTAGTGTGCTTGACACAAAGGGTGGCCCTTGGAAAAGTAGAAAAAGAGAGTGGAAGAAACTTGGTATCAAAAGCCATTTGGGAAGGGATTCGGAATGTAATGTAAAAACTATGAGTGGGCTTTCCCCTGAAGAATACCAAAAGAAATATGGTAGAAAACCCATGACAGGTGTTTCCATCTTTGACCCTGCTCTTTGTGAATTAATTTATGGGTGGTACTGCCCCGAAGGTGGTTCCATCTTAGACCCCTTTGCAGGGGGTTCAGTAAGGGGTATTGTGGCCAATTACTTAGGTTATAAGTACACGGGTATTGACATAAGAAAAGAGCAGGTAGAAAGCAACCGTGAACAAGCCCTCAATATTTTAGATGAAAATAATCAGCCCCAATGGTATGCAGGGGACAGTAATATATTACTTCCTGATTTTAAAAGAAAGTTTGACCTTCTTTTTACCTGCCCACCTTATGCAGACTTAGAAGTGTACAGTGATTTAGAGGGGGATATTTCAAATAAAACCTATTATGATTTTATTGAAATGTATTCGGATATAATTGAAAAGAGTTGTGCCCTTTTAAAAGTGGGTGGGTATGCCTGTTTTGTAGTGGGGGATATCAGGGACAAGAAGGGTTTTTACCGTGACTTTATTTCCCACACAAAAGGGGCATTTATAGATTCGGGGTGCCCTTTGTATAATGAGGCAATACTTTTGCAGCCATTGGGGACTGCAATGCTCAGGGCAGGGAAAATATTTGATGTAGGAAAGAAACTAACTAAAGTACATGAAAACGTTTTAATATTTAAAAAACAATAACAAATGAAAATAAAAAAAGCAGAATTACAAAAAGCCCTCGAACTGGTAAAACCAGGCTTGGCAGGAAAAGAATTAATTGAACAATCTACCTCCTTTGCCTTTATGGGAAATCGGGTGGTAACTTATAATGATGAAATAAGTATGAGTGTTCCCCTTGTGGAGGGTTTTAACCTCACGGGGGCCGTCAAAGCGGAGGAACTTTATAAACTCCTAACCAAACTTAAAGGTGATGAAATTACCTTGGAACTAACAGAAAACGAGATACAAATTACCTGCGGAAAACAAAGGGCAGGCCTATCCATTCAGGCAGAAATTAAACTCCCCTTGGAGGAATTGGGGGACATAGGCAAATTCAGCCCATTACCCAAAACATTTCAAGAGAGCCTTAAATTTGTTTACCCTTCGGCAGGTACTGATATGGTACACCCTGTTTTAACCTGTGTACACATTACCCCCGATGGGTGGATGGAAGCCTCAGACGGGTTTCGGGTTTCCCGAATGGACGTGGGGGAAGACTTACCAATTAAAACAAACCTACTTATCCCTGCCAGTATGGTAAGGAATATCCTTGCCCTTGGTGAGTGTACCATTTCCACAGGGAAAACAGGTTGGGTTCATTTCCTTAATAAAGAGGGTACTATGCTTTCCTGCCGTATTTTTACTGATAGCTTTCCCAACGTGGCAGCCATAATGGATGTTAAAGGGGAGGAATTACAACTACCAAAAGCCCTGACAGAAATGTTGGAACGGGCCAAAGTATTTGGAAAACGTGACCAAGCAATGGATGAAAGTGTTACCATTGATGTAGATGGACGGGAGTTTACCATTTCAGGGGAAAATGAATATGGGTGGTATGAGGAAACTTGCCCTGTTCGTTATAATGGGGAACCATTTACCTTTGCCGTAACACCACACCTTCTTCAGGGCATACTTGAAAAGAGTAATTCTGCCACTATTGGTAAGGATAAAATAAGGTTTGACGGAGAGGGGTGGGAATTTATTGCAATACTTCGGGGCAATCCTACCAAATAAGGTGGGTTTGCTGCCCTGCACGGGGTTTTAATTAATTTTAGGTACTTATACACTATTTAATACTTTTATATGTTATACACTGATTTTATTAATGCAAAAAGACATACCTCCATATCAAATGGTATAGAGGTATCCTTTTTGCCAGATGCTTTATTTGATTTTCAAAAATACCTCACGGAATACGCCATAAATAAGGGGAGGTGCGGTATATTTCTTGACACAGGGCTGGGCAAAACTATTATAGAGCTTACTATTGCCCATAATTATACGAAAAAAACAAATAAACATGTACTAATTCTTACCCCACTTGCTGTAGCCTTTCAGTTTATTTTAGAAGCTGAAAAATTTAAAATACCTGATGTTTACCATACCAAAGATGGTAATTATAAAGGTAAGGGTAAAATCATTCTTGTAAACTATGAGAGGTTACATTATATGAATGCAAAAGACTTTGATTGTGTTATTTTAGATGAGAGTTCTATTTTAAAGAATTATGAAGGGCAAATAAAAAATCATGTTACAGATTTTTTGAAAAAGGTAAAATATAGATTTTTGTTTACAGCCACACCCTCCCCAAATGATTATATAGAATTAGGCACAAGCTCAGAAGCCCTCGGCTATCTTGGGTATACGGATATGTTAGGGCAATTTTTTAAGAATAACCAAAATAATACTATCAAATTATCAAGAACAGCACAAAGTAGACAGGGAGAAAAGTGGTACTTAAAACCACATGCAGAACAAGCCTTTTGGAATTGGGTGTCCAGTTGGAGTAAATCAGCTAAAAAACCAAGTGATTTAGGTTTTTCTGATGATAAATTTACATTGCCACAATTAATAGAACAGCAAACAATAGTAAGAAACCCTACACCATTGGAAAAATATGGAATGACCCCTCTATTTTCTTTTCCTGCTAATGGTTTTCAGGAAATTAAAAAAGAGGCAAAAATAACTATTGAACAACGGTGTGAAATTGCAGTGGAAAAAACAAAACCACATCCAATTTCCGTTTATTGGTGTTTGCTTAATGATGAGGCAAAATGCCTGTCATCTTTGGATAAATTAGCAGTAGAAATAAATGGCAGTATGCCTTTAGAACAAAAAGAAGATATTTTGCATAATTTTTCAACAGGAAATATAAAACGCCTTATAACTAAACCAACGATAACCGCCTTTGGATTAAACTGGCAGCATTGCAACCATACCACATACTTCCCTTCTTATAGCTATGAGCAGTATTACCAATCAATACGTAGATTTTGGAGGTTTGGCCAAAAAAAACCAGTTACTGTAGATTTGATATACACAAATGGGCAAAAAAATATGATGAAAGCCCTATTAATTAAAAAAGAGAAAGCCATTACAATGTTTGAGAATTTAATAAAATCTGCAAACACACCTTCCATTATATCTAAAAAAGATAATATATATAAAGAAATAAAACTACCTAATTTTTTAAAATAAAATATAAAATAATGAAAGAAAAAATAACAGAGAACTATGCAATATATAATACAGATTGTATGGAAGTTGTATCGGAATTAGATAATAATTCCATTGATTTTAGTGTATATTCTCCACCATTTGCAGGGTTGTATAATTACTCTAGTTCAGATAGGGATTTTTCCAACTGTACATCTAAAGAGCAGTTTTTGGAAATGTATGAATTTTTAATAAAAGAAATTGCAAGGGTAACAAAACCAGGACGTATTTCAGCAGTACATGTAAGCGATATACATGATAATTATGGTAAGTTGTGGGACTTATCTGGGGAGGTTATTAAAATTCACGAAAAATATGGTATGCACTACTATAATAGAATCACTATATGGAAAGAACCGTTAAAGGTTCGTATGAGAACTATGGTTCAGAGCTTAATGCATAAGTTTATCGTAGAAGATGCCACACGATGTTTTACAGCTATGCCAGATTATATTTTAATTTTTAAAAAACGTGGGGATTCTGCCATACCTGTGGCACACCCAAACGGTCTTACAGATTTACCCTATTTTGGTGAAACCCCATTTTTAGAAGCACACAAAAAAACGTATGGTAATTATTCTGATTTTAAGAAAAAATGGTATGGTTTCGATGGTAGCCCTTCTGAAAATAAATTAAGTCATTTAACCTGGCAGAGATATGCCTCCAGTGTTTGGGATGATATAAGAATAGATAATGTTTTACCATTTAAAGAAAGTAGAGATGAGGACGACGAGAAACATGTTCACCCCTTACAACTGGATGTTATAGATAGGCTTATTTATCTTTATACAAATAAAGGGGAGGTTGTCCTTACACCATTTATGGGTGTTGGTTCCGAAATATATAGTGCAGTTACATTAGAAAGAAATGGAATTGGGATTGAACTAAAAGAAAGTTATTTTAAACAGAGTTTAAAAAATCTAAACAATACCAAAATTAGATTTAATGCACAAAACAAAACTTTAATATAGTATGGAAGGGTTTTTCAGTAAAAAAGAAACAGAAAGCGAAACAAGGCCAGGGGGGAAAGTCCTCACCTGTGCCTCCTGTGGTTTAAGTACGGGGTGTGATTTTCCAAAGATGGAAGCCTGCGGAGAAGGTAAAAAGAAAATATTAATCATAGGTGAATGTAATACCCACCAAGACGACAGGGACGGGGGGCCATTACGTGGTAAGGCAGGTTGTTTGTTGGAAAGCCATTTAAAGGAATTAGGAATAAACCTTTGGGAAGATTGTAAAGTAGTGAATGCCGTTAGGTGTTACCCAGGCCAAAAGGAGTTTACTTCATATAATGTGGATTGCTGCCGTAAGAATATCCTACACCTTATTTCCGTTTATAAACCCGAATTAATTATTCCTTTGGGTGTTAATGCCTTATACAGTACCATTGGCCATGTATATAAAAAGCCCCTTGGCAAGTTTGAAAAGTGGAGGGGGTTTACCATTCCCCTTCAATCTGCCGAAGCATGGGTTTGTCCTGTGTGGCACCCCGATTATGTTTACCAAAGGGATTACCCCGAAGTAAAAGTAATATGGAACCAAGACTTGGAAAGGGCCATAAATAAAATAAATGATGTTTTCCCTGTACACAAGGAACCCAAGGTGGAAATTATCACAAACCTAAGTGTATTGGATGAAATTTCCCCTGAAATTTATAATAGTATTGCTTTTGATTATGAAACCACAGGGTTAAAGCCCTACACCAAGGGCCACCGTGTTGTTTGTGCCTCCGTGGCAGTACGGGATGATTGTGCTTATGCTTTTATGATGCCCAATAATAGGGAGGAAAGGCAACCATTTGTGAACCTATTACAAGACCCTGATATGGGTAAGATGGCCCATAATATGAAGTTTGAAGATACGTGGAGTAATATACGTTTACGTACAGAAGTAAACGGGTGGGAATGGGATAGTATGATTGCAGCCCATGTACTTGATAATCGAAGGGACATTACAGGACTTAAATTCCAAATGTTTATTCATTTTGGTTTACCTGATTATGATGATGAGGTTACCCCTTATTTAAAAGGGGTGGGGGACGATAGTAATTCTATAAACAGGATTCAGGAATTTCTACAAAGAGAAGATGGTGAAGAAATACTACTTAGGTATTGTGCCTTTGATAGTGCCTATCAGTTTAAGTTGGGCCGTTTGCAGCAAAGTATTATCCACAAAGATAAAGACCTTACAAGGGCTTACAACCTTATGCACGAAGGTATTTTATCCTTGGCAAAGGCTGAAAGGCAGGGCCTATGTGTTGATATTGAATATTGCCAAAACCAAAAGGAAAGATTATTAAAACGAATTACCCGTTTGGAAAAGAAGTTTAAAGCAACTGACTTTTATATAAAATGGGACAGGACAACAAAGGGTACACCAAATATTGACAGCCCTTTACAGTTAGGTAATTATCTTTATACTACCCTAAAGTTAAAGCCATTTAAGGAAACCCCCACGGGTGGAGGCAGTACGAATGAGGAAAGTTTACGGTTTTTAAAAATACCTGCCCTTGACTTGTTCTTAGATATTAAACGACTTAAAACGGCCCTTGGTACATTTTTAGAGGGCTTAATGAGGGAAGCCCCTGATGGGCACCTACACCCGTTTTTTAATTTACACCTTGTTACCTCTTACCGTAGTTCCTCCGACAGCCCTAATTTCCAAAACTTTCCAAAGAGGGATAAGGAAATAATGGCCTTGATTAGAACTGCCATAAGGGCAAGGCCTGGGCACCAATTAATGGAATTTGACTTTTCAGGGTTGGAAGTGGCAATTGCTTGTTGTTACCATAAAGACCCCACTATGGTTAAGTATTTGGCAGGGCATGGTGATTTGCACGGGGATATGGCAAAGCAGATATTTAAAATAGCTGAATTTAATAGAGGTTTACCTGACCATGATGCCCTGCGGTGGTTTGCCAAGAGTGGTTTTGTTTTCCCACAATTTTACGGGGATTATTTTAAAGCCAATGCCATAAATATCTGCCAATATGTTGACCTACCTATGAAATCCTGGAAAGGTGATGAGGGTATGAAATTAACGGCAGTGAAACCCCTTGCCCTACACATGAAAGAACAGGGCATTGGTAGTTTCAATAAATTTGTAGAGCACATAAAAGGTATTGAAGAACATTTTTGGGGTAAAAGATTCCCTGTTTATGCCTCTTGGAAAGAAAAGCAAGTAAAGAGATACCAAAGGCAGGGGGTGGTTCGTTCCCTTACTGGTTTTGGCTTTACAGGGGTAATGAAAAAGAACGAATTAATTAACTACCCTGTACAAGGTGCAGCCTTTCACTGCCTCCTTTGGAGTTTTACGGAGGTGAGCAAGGAAATAACCAAAAGGGGTTTAAAAACCCGTTTAGTGGGGCAAATCCATGATAGTATGGTTTTGGATATTTACCCACCTGAACTAAAGGAAATTACAGCCCTTGTAAATGAAGTAACCACGGTAAGACTACCCAAAGCATTTACGTGGATAAACATACCCCTTTCCATTGATGCAGAAATTGCCCCCGTAGATGGTACTTGGGCAGAAATGGAAGAATATAAATTTTAAAAAAGTAACTCTATTTTGTATAATAACCTAAATAAATAAACAATGAGCCTTTACCACAAATACAGACCTGAAACCTTTGAAGATATAATAGGGAACACCACCCTAATTTCTTCCTTAACTGGAGTACTAAACAAAAAAGATAAAGACAAACCCCATGCCTTTTTCTTCCACGGAGAAACGGGCTGTGGTAAAACCACTCTTGGCCGTATTGTAGCCAATGTATTGGGGTGTGTGGGTAATGACTTCAGGGAAGTTAATTCTGCCGAAATGAGGGGAATTGATACCGTGAGGGATATTATTAAAAAAGCCCAGTTTGCCCCCTTGGAAGGGCCGTGCCGTATATGGCTCATTGACGAATGTCATAAAATGACAAATGATGCCCAAAATGCCTTTCTTAAAATATTGGAGGACACCCCACCCCATATTTTTTTTATCTTTTGTACTACTGAACCAACCAAGGTTATAAAGGCTATTCATGGCCGTTGTTCTACTTATCAAGTGGCTTTACTTAATGATAAGGAAATGCGTAAACTTATACGGAATGCCGTACTAGGTGAAGGGGAAACCTTGGAAGGGGATGTGTACCAACAAATTATCCTTGACAGTATGGGCCACCCCCGTAATGCCCTGCAAATATTGGAGCAGGTTTTGGAAGTACCCGAAGATGAACGGTTGGAAGTGGCCAAGGTTAAGGCTGCGGAGTACAATGAAATTATAGAGTTATGCCGTATCCTTTTAAGTGGGAAAGCCAATTGGAAAGACATTGCAGCCATTTTACGGGGTATTAAGGAGCAAGACCCTGAAAGCATCCGCAGGGTGGTGATTGGTTATGCCCAGGCCATACTTTTAAAGGGCACGGTAAATGACACCTGTGGCCTTATTTTAGAGTGCTTTAAAGAACCCACCTACAATTCAGGCTTTCCACAAATAGTATTATCATGTTATTCAGTAATAAGAAATTAATTATGACCATACCATTAGAACAGGAATATTGGAAATTGGATACCTTTATGGGGTACGGTTACATAAAACACGAAGGTCGTATGTATATCCGTTTACCTCATAAAAATGTTTCTTTTGGGGAGCAGGATTACCACCATGATACTTTCCTATTAAGAAAGGTAATGGATAAAATAGAAAGCCATTTATCTATAAAGGTGCAGGATTACCCTGTTATCATGGATATGAAAGAACCCACACGGCCACCATCAGTGGAGGAAAGCCATTGGGTTAATTACAGAAAATGTTTAAAAATAGTTAGATTATATACTTAAAATTAAAACCATTATGAATTACGAAAAAGACATACAAATTGACAACCAAGCCTTGGACGTGGAATGGTTAAACCAAGCAAGTTTAACCTTCAGTTATACCAAGCACGCTGCGGAAATGCGGAAAGCACTTGACCTTCAAAGGGAGAAATTAAATGTTGTTAAGGCAGAATTGGATAGCGATATTCGTTCCTCTCCTGAGGTTTACGATATTGTAAAGATTACAGAAAATGCTGTACAGGCTGCAATTACCCAAACAAGTAAATATCAGGAGGCTTATAACATTTTCTTGGAACATAAATATGACCTTGACATTGCCGATGGTGCCGTTAGGGCCTTACAAGATAAAAAGGCAGCCCTTGAAAACCTTGTACGGCTCCACGGAGCTTCTTACTTTGCAGGCCCGTCCATACCCCGTGACCTATCTAAGGAGTGGGAGCAAAAGGAAGAACAAAAAGAAGTCAATAGAAATATAGGCAAAGGTATGAGAAGAACAAGGGGGACACAATAATTATGGAATGGTATTATATTATTTTACTTTTCATTGCAGTCCCTTTCCTTATATACTTTGCAGGATTTTTGTTTACCAAAGGAATATTAAAAGCAATAAACAAACATTTTAAAAACCAAATTACTAACCTTAAAAAGAAAAAAAATGAGCAAGTTCAAAAAGACTAATTTTAAAAAAGGTGTTGCGGCCAATGTCGAAAAGCAGGAAAAAAGTGGTGCCGAATATGGTTACCTAAATATTCCTAAAGGTGTTGACCTATACAAACCTGAATCAGGTAGGGGAAAACTAATTGATATTATCCCTTATATTGTTACAAATGCAAAGCATCCTGACAGACAAGAGTTCGATGATTTTATTATTGCCGAACAAGGTACATTATGGTATTGCTTACCCTTTAAGATTCACCGTAATATTGGGGTAAATAAAGACACCATTGTATGCCCTACCTCTTTTGGTAAACCATGCCCTGTATGTGAATACCGTGCAAAACAGGCCCAGGCCAAAGTGGACAAAGACGAGTTGAAACAATGGAATGCCAGTAAAAGGGCATTATACCTTGTAATACCTATTGAAGATAAAAAACATAAGGAGGAAATTCACCTATGGGATATATCTTACCATCTTTTCCAAAAACTTCTTAATGAGGAGCTAAAGGAAAATGATGCGTTTAACAACTTTCCTGACCTTGAAGCAGGGTACACTTTAAAGTTACGTTTGGAAGAACAAACCATAGGTAAAAATTCATTTAATGAGGTAACTCGTATTGACTTTGAAGAACGTGATGCATATGAAGATGATGTGGTTGAAAGTGCCCCACGTTTGGATGATGATGTTTTAATCCTGAAATCCTATAACGAAATAAATGCAATGTTTTTTGAATTAGGGGAAGTGGAGGCTGCGGATGCTATTGAAGAAGAAACAACAACCACTGCACCCCCTCCACGTAAACGTAGAACAACCAAGCCCGAACCAACGGAGGAGGAGGAGGAAGATGATATTCCTGGACTAAAGGAAAAGGAAGAAGTGGAAGATACACCACCACCCCGCAACCGCAGAGGGGCAGCACCAGCGGAAACGGAAAAGGAAGAAGAGCCCGAAGAAAAAGCACCACCCGTAAGAAAACGTAGGGGTGCAGCCACGGAGGAAAAAGAACCTGAAAAGGAAGTCCCAAAGGAAAAAGAAGCCACCAAAACAGAGGCAAAAGGTAAATGCCCTTATGGGCATAAATTTGGAGTTGATACAGACGATTTTCCAAAGGATTGCAGCAAATGTGATGCCTGGGATGATTGCATAGAAGAAAAAGAAGGATAGGAACGTAACCAACCCACTTTTCCTGCCCTGTGTGGGCCTTTCTTTTACCCTGGGTATAGATACTTAGGTTTAGGGAAAGGCCCGTTTCAGGGCTTTAAAAATTAATAAAATAAGTATGGCAATTATAGACAGAAGAATATCAGGCAGAACAAGGCAGTACCGTAAATTTATTGGCTTAAACGTGGATGAAGATACATTGGAACTTCTCACCATTTATTCCCTTTCCCAGGAAGAATCATTTAGCCTTACACTTCGGGGCCTATTAAAAGATTGGTGCAACCTGAATAAGGATAAAACCAACCGAAGGGTGTTTGAAAGGGCTTTTATTACACGGATGGAAAAGCATTGGGGGTGTAGGCTTATTCTTACCGATAGTGTGGTAAAGGATATGGCATACCAAACCTTCCTTGATACCATTCAGTTGGAGTTGGAGGGATTGGAAATAAAAAAGGATAGTATTAATTACATTATAAAGGAGTTAAGCAAATGAAAAGAGCAGTAAAAAAGGAAGCCCCTAAATTATCGGAACAAGTAAAGCGGAGCCATGAGGCCCGGAG